CCACTAATGTTGGCCGTGCCAATGAGCGTTCCGCGGAAGATCAGGCTCTCTTTGAAGCCGAGGCACAATGGAAGAAGAATCAAGAGATTGGATATTGGCAAAATGTAAAGGACATTGATAAGTCCTTGCGTCATATCGAAGTCATGCTTGCCAAAAAATATCGTGATCGTAAAAAGTCTATTGACTTCACTCAAGGTTCATGGGGAGTTCAGATCAAATTCAATGGTAATCGCTGTGCGGCCACAAATCGTGGATTCTTGACACGTGGAGGTAAGCTCTATGCGTCGATTCCTCATATTGTTCAGGCACTAGAAGGATTCTTTGAAGCGTGGCCCGATGCGGTTCTGGATGGAGAGCTTTTCAATTACGAGCTACGCCAGCGCCTGAATGACTTAACCTCGATCATTCGTAAATCCAAGCCATCGACCTCGGATCTAAATGAGTCCAAGAGTCTGGTTCGATTCTACATCTATGATGGATATGGCTTTGCCGGAATGACGGAAGACACTCCTTATGCGACTCGCAAGGCTTGGATTGACAAAAACATCATTGCCAAATTTGATTTTTGTGAGAAAGTTCATACCATGCTCGTTGATTCCGAAAAAAAGATGCTTGCGATCTATGAAGAGGCTCTGAATGATAATCAGGAGNGTGTCATTCTTCGAGACATGAATTCGGCTTACGAACATAAGCGCTCGAACAGTCTTCTGAAGGTAAAGCCCGAGGACGATGATGAGTGTGTCATTCAGGCTATCGTCGAGGGCAAGGGAGAGCGGCATGGTACGGCTCAGAATGCGGTGGTTCGATGGAAAGGTAAGGAATTCGAGGCCGTGTTTATGGGTTCTCATGAAGATCGCGCGCGCGTTCTGGCACAACAACAAAAGATGATCGGTCGTAAAGTGACATTCCTTTTCATGGGACTGACTGGTCTGGGTGTTCCAAACTATGCTCGCATTGATCCCAACAATTGCCTGAAGGGTGATCGTTAAATTTATATGAAACTTAAAAGAAAGAAGAAAAGCATCGCGGCTCAGGCTATGGATGCACTACGAAAACCTGTACCTCCTCCTGGCCATGCACACGAGACGGTCAAGGATTATCGTCGGCGCCCCAAATACGGCAAACATCATGATCTAGAAGACTATGGCAATTAGAGCTCCAATTCATCGCGGTAAGCCTGAGATCAATTTGAATGGACCAGAAGGGAATGCCTTTGTTCTACTTGGATATGCTCAAAGGTTAGGTAAGCAGCTTGGCTTCACTCCAGTTCAACTCAATCAAGTACATGAGGAAATGATTTCCTCGGACTATGAACATCTGATCAAAACTTTCGATGCTCGCTTTGGTGACTACATCGATCTGGTTCGTGTTACTAACTTTCAAAAATGAACATTACAGCATTCAACAATACGGATTTGGAACGAGCGGCTCTGATCGAGTCTTTACGTGGTCGTCATTCGACGACCGTTGTCTTTCGAAAGGCCGATGGCACTCTTCGTACGATGAACTGCACACTGAAGGATGGAAGCTATCCGGCTCTCAAACAGAAGGATCTGATGGAGCAGGTTCAGCCTCGTAATTCGAACGTGATCTGCGTGTATGATCTCGACAAGCAGGCATGGCGTTCGTTCCGTCTGGATTCCGTCAAGGAGATTTCAGTATGAATGAGACAGAGATCAATGAATATGAACATCGTGCCATAGAGGCTGCATTACTAAACTATGGCAAAAAAGAAGTCTTAAAGTTTGAGCCTAATGAGGGAAAGTATCGCATCCGCATTCACACGGCTGATGGAATGGAGCTCGATGATTCGAAGCTTTACACGTGTCATGATGGCAACTATCCTAAATTCATGCGACGGCCGATTCAGAAGCGTGTCGACTGGATCGTCAATGGACGAGCTATTCCAATTTCCGCCTCGACCATCGAGACTCGCACATATCAACTCTATGGAACGATCAATCATGAGGATGGATCAGTCATAGTCATCTACAAGGAGACGACCTTTGAATAGTCATTCTGGCATGAATATACCTGAGATCAATCAAACTCTTTCATGGATCGCATTCATGTTGACCGTGATCTGCATGATTCTCACGATCTTGAAGATGCGACTAACGTGGTACGTTGGACTGCTATCGTGTGCGATCTGGTTCGCCTATGCTTGGAACACGAATCAGACCGCATTGATGCTCTGTCAGCTCATGTTCGCTCCTCTGAATGTCTGGGGCATCATCGCTTGGAAGAAACAATTATGAAATACACCGACACCCAACTCAAGCTTACTGATGCTATATGCGAACGTGACTCCTACCGCGAGCAGTTAGAAGATTATCGCCGTCGCTTTGACACTCAAATGTGTCGCCGTGACTCCTACTCGAATCGAACGATTGACATGGATCTTCTGAAGAAGGTATTCAAGTCCTGTAAAGCTTCCCTCGGGAAACAATTAGCTGTACAAAAGAAGAAACCGTGATAGGATACTAACATGAATCTGATTCAACTTTGCCACTCCACTAAACACACATCATGACTATAGCTTCATTGCCAGTCCTCAACAAGCAAACTCTGGCCGAGCGAGTCGAATTGCTGGTCCAGAAAGAACACATGCGTTACTCGGAAGCGGTCGTTCATGTTTGTGATGAACATGGCATCGATCCGATCGACGTCGCAAAGATGATTCTGACCTCTCCGCTGAAAAGCAAGATCGAGAAGGAATCGATTCAACTTAACACCGTGAAGGGGCGAAAGAGAACCTCAACCATGTTACTTTAATTATGCCACATACCACCATGATCGATACCAAACTTAACTCATCTACACTCGAGATGGATCCAGGCGATCGCGCTCTGATTCAGTCATATGTCGAGAAGTACGTCAACACTGGAGTCAAGCCTTCCGACAAGGATAAAGCCACGATGCTCGAACTCGTGAAGAAGTACAACATCAAGATCAACAACAATCCTCGACCGATGATCTCGCGCTTCATCAAGGTTCGTCAGAATCAGGTTGACGAGAATGGCAAGGTGATTCCGCATCTGGCTCCTCGTCGAGAGCCGTCCAAGAGTGCCAAGCGTAAGCTTGAAGCCAGGGAACGCAAGGTCGAGAATCGTGCCAAGCACTGATGGAATCGACCTCGAACAAGGTTACTCCGCTTCAGGCATGGAACTTGGTCACCTCGATCAAGCTTCATTTCGAGGGAAAGCTCGATGCCGTGAAGTATCGATTCTCGATGAAGTCTCTCTCGGCTCAAGCCTTTGAGGCTCGCAAGGATCGATACTTCTTCGAGAAGCTGGCTCGCAGGCATTCGGAATTCAACGAGTGCCTGTGGTACGTGTCCGCGAACGTGATGGCCGGAAAGAAGTGGATCGGTTCCATGAATGAGGAACCATACATCGAGCTTCGTGCCTATCATGAATCAATGCAGTATCGATTCTCTCAGGAAATCAAGTCCGTAGTCGAGAGGTTCTCGGACTTCGACGACATGCTCGAAGCCAATCATAGGCTCGATGGTGTTCGACCTCCTCCGATTCTGGCGGCCTATTCGCAAGATAAAGTATCGATTCATGGCCTAGCGATTCTGCAGACACTGACCGGATTCCTCGATCGCGAGATGCCCAAGGTGAATGATCCACTTGGTCTCTGGACCGAGCATTCGCTGAAGGCTCGCAAGTATGCACAGCTTCTAGCTCGAGAGCTTCATATACCGACCTATCGTCAGATCGCAATTGATGCCTTTACATCAAAAGATTCTTGAGGTAGTATACATATCTCTTGCTGTCGAGTGAGTAGCTCGGCAAATACAAACACACAACCAAACATACAACAACATATATGTCATTCAGTGCATTAAAGCAAAACCGTTCAGCCTCCATGAGCAAGCTCCTGGCCGCGGCTGAGAAACTCAACGCCAACAAGTATGAGACCGATGATCGTTTCTGGTCGCCGACCGTCGATAAGGCCGGAAACGGATACGCGGTCCTTCGATTCCTTCCGGCTCCCGAGGGAGAAGACGTCGCCTGGGTTCGCTACTGGGATCATGGCTTCAAGGGCTCCACGGGTCGCTGGTACATCGAGAACTCTCTAACCTCGATCGGTCAGAATGATCCGGTGTCCGAACTAAACTCGAAACTCTGGAATGCTTCGTCCGACGACAACTCTTCGGAGCGTAAGCAAGCTCGAGCTCAGAAACGCCGCCTTCATTACGTCGCCAACGTTCTGGTGATCTCGGATCCCGGCAATCCGGCCAACGAGGGCAAGGTATTCCTATTCAAGTTCGGTAAGAAGATCTGGGATAAGATCGACGATCTGATGCATCCGCAGTTCCCCGGCGAGCAGCCGATCAATCCGTTCGACTTCTGGTCTGGCGCCAACTTCAAGCTGAAGATTCGTCAGGTCGAAGGTTATCGCAACTACGATAAGTCCGAGTTCGAAGCTTCGTCAGAACTCTTCAAGGGTGACGACAAGGCTCTGGAAGCGATCTACAAGCAGGAATATCCGCTCAAGGACTTCCTCGATCCGAAGAACTACAAGAGCTACGCGGAGCTGAAGAAGAAGCTGATCGAAGTTGTCGGTGAAACGGCTCTGGACGGTCCGGCTACGGCCGAAGAAGTCGATGAGCTTCCGACTCCTCGTCACACGTCTCCAGAACCTGAAGCTGGTCCGGTGGCGGCTACGGAAGAAGAGGTCGTTGACGGCTTGTCTGGAACGACTGAAGATGAAGACGGCGGCAAGGGTATGTCGTACTTCGCCCGTCTCGCAAATTCCTAATATCGGCCAAGAATATAGAATAGCCTGGATTTTTATGTCCAGGCTATTCTTTTTCTACCTTTAATCCATTCAATCCCTGGGCATTCCCTAGCCATACAAGATCTAGATCCATTATTCCACCACAATTGGCCTTGCTTACTCAATCTCACCTTTTGCTTAGTTTCTGAAGAATGAGATTTACCTAGCTTAGCCAATCTCATTTTTTCTATAGTCTCTTTAGTGTGCGGTTTTCGTTTGATTCCAATACGACAAAGACTATTGTTTTTTCTGTGTGATTCCGATTGTGGTTTTCCAAGCTTAGCCAATCTTATTTTTTCGCGTGTCTTTAATGAACATCCAGTAGTATTTGGATTGAGAGGTCCATAATTACCATTGATTATTTTAGAATTGTTGAAAGCATCAACGTATTTTAGAAAACGAAATTCGTGCAAATATAGAGTCTTTCTA